CACCTTCAATTGAATTAATTACTTGGTGATTTTTAACTGTACTTTGTCTACAATATATATTATACTCTAATATAATATGGAAATCTTTAAAAATTATATAATAATTTCACATGGTACCAGATTTATTAATTCAAATTATGATGACTCTCATTTTCAAGTACCGGATGGATTTAATATAATAACTATCACGCAGCCAAATCAAACTTTATGGCCTAAAACGATTAAAATATTTATTACTGAAATGACCCACCCATTAAGAAAACAATATTATCAAAATAAATTAAATAATATTATAGAGGAAAGAAATTTACCAAAACGAGCAAAAAAATGTAGAAGATTAGAAAGAGAAATTATAATAAATTATATAGAAGATAAAATAAAACAAGATAAAACATTATATAAACCTTTAAAAGTAGATAAAGAAAATAAGAATCAATTTGAACGATTCTTATCTGACATTGGTATTAATCAACCTTATACAGATAGAATTGTTGATATTCAAACTTTAAGATCAGAATTATTAAGACAATTAGATACAGTTAAAAATGATTTAGTTTTTCAAATTAGAATATATACAAGACAATCTCCCGCACCAATTATGGCTGTTGATATTGATGATACTAACACTGAAATATATCAAGGAATCTATGAATTAAATTCACTTAATTATGACATGTTAATAAAAGAATCAACTGAAAATTCTAGTATGTTTAACTTTAAAAATACTAATGATTTGAATGATGAATATTCAGATGAATATAATGTTTTCAGTCAATTAAAACAAAATGGTATAGACAACGGAAATTTGTTTATTATTTCTTGTGGAACATATGATATTGAAGATAAAGAAAATTTAAAATCTAGAATTAAACTAATCAGACAACAGTCCTTAAGAAATCAAGGAAGAATTAAAAGAAAATATTTTATTCATTATGATTAATATAATCAAGATAATTATATCCACGATATTTAGATATTTTATAAATTTCACAAATTGAAACAAATAAAAAATAAAAAAATAAAAAAAACAAAAAAATAAAATTATATAATATTAAATAAAATTATATATAAATCACTTAAGTGCTATTAAGCATACTAACAATGTATATTATTATTTTCTATTTTATAAAATGGATTATCTACATTACCAATAATTAAAGTACTTGGTGGTTTTTCAATGTCAATATGTAAATAAATATTTTTCATACAAGTTCTAAGATAACAGTCGGATAAATTAAACTTTCCTGACTTTGTTTTTATATCACCTGTTTCTTCATTAAACTTATTTTTTCCAATGTTAATTGGGTGGGCCCATAATATTTCTCCATCTGATAAACAACAAGCGCAAATCTTAGAATTAATTACGGAAATAACACACGTATTATCAGAATTATTTCCCATAACTGATGAAAACATTTGATATGCATCATCATCTAATCTAGTAATTAAATCATTTTCTTCTTTAGAAACTATACAAGCACTGTTAGATGTCATATGAATTCTTAAATCACTATATTCATACTTTTTACCATTAGCTTCAATTATATTTTCATTAAAAAATATGTTTTTATCTTTTGAAATATTATTTCCTAAAAAATATGCATCAACTATTTTATTATTTTGAGTTAACCCTGCAACTAACCCTCTGTCAATTTCCTTATTTGTTCCTAATTCAAAACGAATTTCTTTATTTCCCTTAACATCAACTATATAACCAAATTTTAATAAAACCTTTAATTCAACATCTGAATCAGTTTCAATACCATCTATAAATTTTGTTTCTTCATCGTCTAGTGATAATTCTTCAGTTGAAATATCATCCTCTTGATTATCGATTTTATTTAATTGTTTTAACATCTCTTTTTTTAAACTCATTATATCAATATAAAAATAAATTTTTAAATAGAGTACATTGTCTATTATTTCTAAAATAAACTTACACTACCATGAACAATAGTATCATTATCCGAAGAATGTGAAATAGACTCTAATAAAATTAAATTATTTTCATATACTTTCTTCAAATAACACTCGGTTAAATTATAATTATCATTAAAATTTTCATAATTAATAATAATATTTCCATTATCCAGTTTAACAATATTATCTAAAAAATTTACTTCTCTTGATTCAAAAACAATGTTGTTGTACATTTTTGTAATTTCAATAATAATATTATTTAGATTATATTGATTAAACATTATACCATATGTAAACATATTATTATTTATATTTTTGAAATATTTTGAGAGTTTTTTACTATTTGGAGATTCAATTAATATAATTTTTTCATTTTTATTTTTCAAAATTAAATATAAATCATTTCCAAAAAATTTTAATGATAAATTTTCATAAAGGTAACTTTCTCTATCATATTGAAAATTATCTTTACTAAAAATAATTTCTTTGCTAATACATTGGGTTTCTCTTTCTACATTCTCTTTATTTGATACAAAACATAAATCATCTAATTTATTATTAACAAAAGGGCCAAATATTAATCCAGAATCTAATATAGTATCATTATCTTTGACAATTCTAGTTAGTGTATGTGTATCTCCATTTGATACTAAATATCCGTGAAAAAATATAACTGGAATATTAATTACTTTAGTTGAACTTTCTAAATCAGTATCCATTATTATATTTTAGATATAATGATATTAAAAAACGCATTTAATTTTTTATAAAATAATTTATATTCTTAATCTACCATTTCTGCTTTTATTCCAAGTGAAATTGTAACATTTTCTGGTTTCAAATTACATAGTTTGGAAATTATAGTTAGTAAAGTGAAGTCGATGCAATATTAAAAGGTAAACCTAAAAATGTGCAACATAACGTTGATACTGACAAGGATATAATACACCCCCGTGGACTTTAATCAGTTACAAGTAATTTTCTTGACTTTCATATGATTTAAAATTTTCAGATACAAGTTTTCTGATGTTTCTACTACTTTTTCAATATTATTTGAATTTAAATTTATAGATATAAAATATGTAAGTTCAACTTTGGTATCGCAGTCAAACTCATTATCAATTGATAAACTTTAGACCCACCAATTACCTACAATTACTACATTTTTATTTTTGTAATTCACACTTCGAGTCATGACAATATTTAGACGGTTAGGTAAATATTTGTAATAAATAAAGTTTTAGAATATGTGGTTACCTTTTTAAAATATGCCAAGACAACTTATTATTTTTTTCAATACCATTTTTTATTTAAACAATAATATTTTTAATTGTATTACTCAAAGAAGGAAAAGCTTCGTCACTATTTGTAAGTACATGATCTTTAATTTCTTTTTTAAATGTGTTGAATGTAGGAGGAGGTAACCTTGGATTAAACTGTCTTTTCTTAATATTGTTATTATCAGTCATACCAATATCACTTTTCTTGTCTTGAGAACGTTTACTTTTCCATTTTTTCGGTTTACTATCATCTATTTTTTTCTGAAATTCTATTAGACTTAAACTACTATTTTTAGGCTTTCGTTCTTTAACTTTCTTTTTTTTAAGGGTAGGTACAGTGGATGGTCTACAAAATGAATCAGTATTATCCTTTTTTTTCATTAAAGAATTATAAATGATTTGACGGGTTTCTTTATCCATCTCATCATCACTACTTTCTTGATCATTTTCTATATCTGAAGATATTTTATCTTCATTCCTTTCTGATTTATCAGAATCTGAAAAATAATTATCTGAATCGCTCATATACAATATGGATTATGTCTATATCATTTTAAATATCAATATTTTTATTTAACTATATATGTCATACTTTATAATGAATTTATGAACAATCGTGCAATTAATGGTAATAATATAAAAAAAGAATTAACTAATCTAACATTTTGGCTAAAAAAAGGATTTAAACATCCATATTATCTTTTTGATAGAATTTTAATCGAACTTCTCTAATATCAGCCATTGACATATTATTACCAATTGTATCCGATAATTTATTTCCTTCGCCTTGGAAGGGTTTAGATGAATTATTTACTGGTATATCTAGTCGTGTAGTTTGAAGTTTTTTTTCTTCAGCAATTTTTTCTTCTTCTATTCTTTTTAGATCTTCTAATTTTTTTAGATCTTCTAATTTTTTTAGATCTTCTAATTTTTTTAGATCTTCTAATTTTTTTCTTAGAAAAATATTATTAATATCTACATTTATATCAGTATTAATAACATTTATTACATTTAATTCTAAACTTTTAGTCCCTTTTTCGAAATCAAAATTATCCCAATCATGTTCAATCTCTTCAATTTTAATACTATATGATTTATCAAAAATTTCAACATCAATAATTTGACCTTGATACAACAAGGGAAATTTAGATAACTGTGTTTCTAAACAAGATTCATATTCTGGAATATCAAAAAAATTTTCACTTTCAGGGCGAAGTTTTACATATTTTCCTTTAGGTACATTTTCCAACAAAGTTACATTAATAACCTGGTTACCTTCTAGACCTATGTGATTACTTAACCATAAAGGTACTTTAATAGTATCTTTATCTGCTGTAAATTCTCTCACACCAACATAACTTTTTAAACTTGACTGAGTACAAATTTCAAAAAAATAAGGGAACTCTTTAGACTCAGAATTTAGTTTTTCTAGAACATCGTGAGGAAGATCAACTGAATTTCCATGGTCTATTTTATAGTTTACTTCCGACAATAATTTAAAGTTCATTAACCTCAATAAATATATATAAAAAATTAGAAATATCAATTTTTTATAACTATATTTTATCTTTTAATCGATGATAAATAATCCATCCTACATTCATACTTATTAATGATATACCACATCTATAATTCCATCCTTTCATATAATTATTAATTCTCCAAGGCGTTGGATAAATTTTATTTCCAGATTGATACCAAGTCTTTAATGAATCAAAAGGATGTGTAATAACTGAACCTACAAAACCACCAACTGCGCCATAGTAAAAAGAGTCCGGATCTTTTTGTATTATAGAATTAAAACAAACTGCAAATCCAATATTTCGGATAAGATGTGTTGAAACTGCATGGGTAATTTTGACATTGTTAAATGATTGAAAAATGCTACAATTATTAATAATTTTTTGAGTTTTAATTTGTTCTATTGGATAATCCACGGTAGTTTGTATTAAGGATGTACATATTGCAGCATAACATGGATTAAACCCCTTATTCTTAAAATATTCTAAACTATTCCAGAAAAGAACACGCATTGGTACAATTCCAATCAATCTAGATGATACACCTTTGTACGGAGTCTGTAATAAAGATTTTATTTCATTATAATTTAAATTTCTAGAATTATTTTGCATAATCGTTTTTACATAATCAATAGGATGTGTTGATATAACTTCAGTTATTGCAGATACTATTGATGCATTAAGATGAATTGAATCTTTCATTTATTATAAATGTGCTTATTCTATAAAAGTTATTAAATCAATTTTTATAAAATAATAAATTTAAAGAATAAGTATATATACTCTTAATGAACATTGTTGGTCAAATATATGAAAGACCTTGGGGTACTTACCGAACCATTGAACAAAAAGATAACTATCAATTAAAGCATATTGTAGTTAAACCTGGAAAAAGACTTTCACTACAATACCATCATAGTCGGGATGAACATTGGACTGTTATTAAAGGAAAAGGTACAGTTCAACTAGATGAAATTAGTATTGATTTAGAACTAAATGGAAGAATTTTTATTCCAAAATTAGCTAAACATCGTATGTCTAACCATACTGAAGAAGACGTTGAATTTTTAGAAATTCAAATTGGTGATTATTTAGGTGAAGATGATATAGTAAGAGTTGAAGATGACTTTGGAAGAAATTAAATTAAGCTAGTATACCGAGTGGACCCCACGGTTGAATAACTACCGAACCAGATTCTTTTCTTCTTCTGTAAGCAATTCTTTTTTAACTAAAATTTGAAAAACATATTGGTCCATCCATTTCTTAGTTATAAGAAGGGATTCATCTTTTACTTTCTTCGTGATATCCTGTAATTAACATTGCATGATTGGGTAGTGAAGAATAAGTATCAAGTTGGTGAAAACTCAAAATCTTCTTATTAAATTACATGTTGCAAACAACCAACCTCTTCCTGATGACCTTGGTTAGTAATATAAATGGATTAGAACTCTAACAGTTGAAGTATTTTGAATTGGAGTAACTGGTTTATTAATCCATTGTATAGTAGTTAATGGGATTTCCTTATGATTATGACAATTTAACATTAATATATAAAATTTCTAAATCTTTTGGTTTTTAAAATTAATTTTTTTAATTAATTTTTGATTTTTTTAGATATAAATATTCGATTACTAATCTTAAATAAATATTTAATAACTTTTCGTAATTATTAGGAACATCTGTTTGTAACTCATAAATTTCTTTTTTTAATAATTTTAGGTCAAACATATTTTCTCTATTAAAATATATAGAAATGTTTTCTAATAAAACTCAGGAATTATTATCATTACAAAATGATTACATTGAACGAATTAATAAAAATGCCATCAAACTTGACAAACAACTTAACTTTTTAATGGAAATACAAAGTAACCTTCCAACTCAACTGGGTGGTGCTAATACGGATGACTATAATAAAAAACTTGGCGAGGTAAAACAATTGTTGGATATAATTCAACAGAGTACACGTGCTCCTGGAATTAAGAATGGTTTAAGGAGTAGATACATGTCGTTAACAACAAATACTAGAACCCCAACCACTCAAAATAGTAAAACATTAAACAGGTTGTTTGAGGAGCTTACTATGCAAGTATCATCATTACAACCAGGTGACCAGTCAGGCAAACAATCTGGTGTCCCAGTGGACAGTGCAAGGAAACCAGATGATGCATCGACTAGTGCCCCAGCGGGTGCCTCGACTAGTGCCTCACGTAGGCTCGCATCGAGTGCATCGGACGGTTCGCTTGGTCTCGCATCACATGATATCCCGGATTTTAACGTGTTGTCTCCTTACCAACAAACCATGGTTTATAACAAGGTAACGGAGAATGTGATTGAAAAACAAGGTGTTCACCTAGCGAGATTAACAGAAAATTTGAACACCTTAGAAAAAGCTATAGCAACCATGAGAAAACAATCAGAGGTAAATGTAGACACCGTAAGCAAAATGGCCGCACAAACTAAAAATCTGGCAGACAAAGAATCCCTCACTCCATTAGGTGAGGATGAGGTGGCTAGAATTGCGGACCTGATTAACCCAACAACAATCTAGTCTGTAAATAAGTGATATTGGTTAGCAATCAGAAACTAAATTAATAAAAAATTATTAATTTATATTCTAACTTTAAATATATATGAAAAAAAATATTATAAATAATAAATCAATTAGCAATGAATATATAAATAACATAATTAAAAGTACAAATAGACTTGTTAAACAATTAAATTTTTTATCAGATATTAACATGTCATTTCTTCAACATGGAGGGTCTCTACCATATAGTAATACACTCCTTGTACCGTATAATACATTATTGGCTAATATAAAAAAAATTATAGATTATTATCATACAAATAAAACAGATTATTCACCTAATATTGAAAAAAATGTTACAACTTTAATTGATACATTTAATCAAGCACATCCTTTTGTAAATTATCCTGATGATATATCTTTAGAAAAATTAAACTCATTAAGTAATATAATCAAATCTTTAAAAAGAGGACTTGTAAATAAAAAGTTTAGTAGATTTATTAAAGAATTAGACATAGAAACCCCAGATATCTTAGCTAATCTTACAGATTTACAAAAAATTCAAATATATGGAAAAGTGATTG